TTCCATTCTCTAACCATTTCTGTATATGGAAAAGCTTGCCCTGATCTATCTGATATGAACTGAGCGTATTTACCTTTTGAAAACGCTGTCATTAAGTTCCTGGGTAATAAGTTTTAGGTGTAATGTATGAACTTGAAGAAGAACCATCTTCTTGTAAAGCTCTGTTTAGTTCATCTTCATATAACAATTTCATTTGCTGAACTAATTGTGGATTAAATTTTTGTGCTAAATAAAAAGCTAAACCAGATGCCATGCAAGGTACAAATCTATATGGTACATCAGTTGCATTTGTATAACCTCCTACATCTTGAATTCTTTTAACATAGTAATAATTAACTGTATGTCCAGCTTGAGAACTTCCCGGAGTTAAATATAGAGTTACAGTAACTTTATCAATAAATCTTTGAACAAAATATTGTGTAGGTGTTCCTTCAGAAGTTTTATTTGAAAGTCCTTGATATGTTGATCTATTAACTTTTGTAAGAGGTGAATCGACATTTGAAGCATTTCTATATACAGCTTCTAACACATCATCAACACCATAAACTGCTGTAGCACTTGAAGTTCCATCTCCTGTAGATCTAAACATAGTATATTCAGCTTGTCCATCTACTAATGTAAATGAGTTATTTGCAACTTCCCAATAATGAAGTCCTCTGTTTCCCCACTCTTGAAACATTATATTTAAAGAACGTCTTGCAAGTCGTAACTGATTTCCAGATACACCTTGCATACCTATTCTTTCATAAGCTTCTTCTATTATTTCATCAATAGCAAAAGTCTTATCAAAAGTAGTTGTGCCCGAGGTAGTGTTAGCCATTTAACCTCCTAATCGTATACTTTAATCCACTCACAAACAACTGTAACTGTATCTCCACTTGTGCAAGCTGGTAATGTTAAATTAACATCTCCTGTAAAGTTTGTAGCTTTAGTATTTTTAAGACCACCAAAGTCAGAATAATCAAAAGCCATTTCTCCTGCTAAAGTTTGAAATGCTACATCTGTATCAGCGTCCCAAAGTAATCTTACACCATCTGCTGGTGCTGTAATTGATACATTAAAACTAACTTTGTTAAGTCTAACTTGAGAACAAGCCTTACCATTGTTAGATGTTAAAGTAGAAACGTCAACTATTTTAGTTGTGCTTCCTGTTCCATCAGAAACATTGTTATAGTGTGTTATAAGTTTTTTTGCTCCGTCAAATACGGTTGTGTTTAATACTAAGTCTGCCATTTTTTGTCCTCCTTTTAAAGAGCGCCTGCATTACCAGACGCTCCGAGTTTAATTATTTATTAACTTAAATTTATATTTTGTTGATACAAAATAGTAATTCTAACTTCACCAGCGCTTGTAGCTGCAGAGTTAGTCACGTTTAATCTTTGATCAGAAGCCCCAATATCTTCCCAAGCTAAAGCTCCGCCTGCTTGAGTTGTTGGGTATTTTCTACCCGCAGTAGTTCCGATTGCAAACGTGTTAACAAGAGCAGTAGCTAATCCTCCTACAAAACCAACACTAATGTTAGTTGCATCTGATGATGCTGTGATTACGTCAAAAACACAATCAACGATTTGTGAGTTTGCTGGAATGATTACACTTGTTGCTGTTGCAGCAAGTGCTCCGCCTGCTAATGAAGCTGCAAAACTTTGTGCCATTACAACTTGTCCTGTGTTTTTCATGTTAGTACCAACTGTAGTACCTGTAGTATTTGAGATCGTTCCCGCTTTTATTGGTCCCGAAAAAGTAGTTGTTGCCATTTTATATTCCTCCTAGAATATATAAATATAGTCACCTAGGGTGTGTCGACTATACACGTCTATATTTATTTTGTTATTTAATTGTATAGTGTGTTTTTTATATACTAGTTTTTAGTAGAGTGCAAGAGAGCCTGTAGTGTGGAGTGGATTTATTCCAACGATGTAGCTTTTGTCTAAGTAGCTACAGAAACTTGTGGAGCAGAACCTTCAACAGTATTCTGTCTATGGGCAATAGCTGCTTCTTCCAGCTTGATCTTTGTGATGACTTCTTTAACTTTGTCATCAATTCTGACCATCTCAAGAGTATATCTGTTATTATCCAGATGCTCCTGTTCCCACTTCAACTCCAAGGACCTTTTTGCTTTGTATAGGTCTTGTATCATTTATAACCTCCTCATAGGTTATTCTATTTAACGGGCCGAACATTCCCGTTTTTTCCCAAACTATACTATTTTCTCCTAGTTTGTCAAGGATTGCATTTTCTAGTGATGTTGGGGAATCTTCTGATTCTACTTCAAATTTGGCATGATGATCATATGCCCAAATATTTACTAAAATTTTTTTCATAACTCTTTTATTGTGAGGTTTAAATGTGGCGGAACTATGTCCCGCCACAAATTTATTAAGTATTATGCTCCTGGTGATGCAAAAATACCTCTAAAGTCAGAAACTCCAAATGAGTATCTTTCTCTAGCTTTGTATCTTACGTTACCAGTGTCGAAGTCACCTTCCATCGCCGTTTTAATTGGCGATCTTTCGAAGTACTTCATACCATTTGGTACATCTGTCATAATGTAAAAAGCATCTGTGTCAGTTAAGAAATTATTCACTCTATAACCTTGAGGAATCATTCCCATAGACGCAATTGCGTTTACATCATTATCAGCTGTTCCAACTCTACCTTGAGACTTCATAAGTCTCTCAGCTGTGAATTGTAACTCAGAAGGAATAATCATTTTTAATCCTCTTGCAGCAATTTTCAGACCTCTTTCGTCTGTCATTCCAGCAATGTCGATTAATGATTGTTCTAATGAAGTTTCATTCAAGTCAGCGGCTGTAGCTAATGTGTTAGATACAGTTCCACTTACAGTTGGGTGGTTAGTTGCAAATAATGCAGAACCATCACCTGATGTGAATGTACCGAATCCATTGATTAATGGATTAACGGCTTTAACTTGTTTAGTATTCGCCATAGATCTAGCAAGTGCTTTTGTATATCTACTTGAAAGTCTGTCATACAAGTTGTCTTCAATTGCTTCTTCAGTTATTGCGAAGGCAAGAGCTACAGTCTCGTGACTGTATCTAGCAGTGAAAGTTTCTTGAGCATTGTCAAAAACAACTCCACTTCCTTCAGCTTTAACTTGAGCATTTGCGAAACCTGATAACATAACTTCTTCTTCAAACGCTCTGTCTGAAGATTCAGTGCTATATATTTCAGCATGCTGGTTCTCGTAACGTTTATATTCCAGACCGAATAGTGCATTCAGACCTGGTTCTAGTTCTTTAACTAGTTGTCCTCGTGATATGGCCATTATATACCTACCGTTCCTTTCAAGAAATGCTCGTTAATCATAACAACAAGGTTAACATTAGCAGATCCTGCTGTGTTATTTTCAATGTCGTTAGATATTGCAAGTATTCTTAATTGCGCTGTTGCAGTTTTTTGATCAGAAAAGTCTAACTCAACTTTTGATACATAATCTGGTGAACTACCAGCTGCGTATACAATGTCAGCGTTTAGACCAACGTCTGCTGCTGCAGTTGCGCCGTCTGATTGTACTTCAAACCTTTCATATGGGTCATCAGATACGAATCCAACAATGTCAGTTGCAGTGTTAGATGCGTTAAGGTGATTAGCATATGTAGGCTTGCTTGTGTTAGCATCAGTAAAGAAAACACCATTAAGTGATCCTAATAGGGTATCTGTTGCTGCCGCTACAGTGATTGTACCAGTGGCTGCCATTTCGACAGGGTCATTTTGGTAAATCGCTGTTGCAGATGCTGCGATATCGTATTCGGATAAACCTTGGTTGTCTCTATTCTGGCCAACTTTTCCGATTGCTCTCAAACCGAAAGCTGCGTCTTTATTTGCCATTATATTTTCTCCTTATGTGAGCTACCCTTGCGGGCCTCCACTCACGGGTTAAGTTTATCCAGCGGTTTAGGAATTGTTAAAAAATTAACTTTTCTTTGTACCACCGAAGGTTACACGTGACTGCCTTTCAATATTGATTGGCATGTCGGGGTGCTGTTCCTTCATAAGGTCGTTGTCGACAGCTTTTACCTTGTCTTCATGTTGTCTCGTATAATATTCATTACGAGATTTTGCGATCTCTTCGGGTACCCTAGCCAGCACTAGGCCACCAACTCCGATCACTCCCTTGTACTTGCCGTCTTCAACAATAGGATAATCGCCATCAGGATATTCATCGGATCTAACCAATTCGTATCCAGATCTCAGTCTCCCAGAAATATTCTTAGTATCTTGGAATCCTAAAGATTCAGCTCTTAGCCATCTATGTTTAAAACCTGTTGGCGCAGGGGGTGCATCTAAAGATGATGGTGGAGACCAAACTTTTTTCTGAGAAGTTTTTTCTCTAGTTTGACTCGCACGTGAGGTTCTTTTATCGTTATTATTTTCCATATGCTTATACCTCCTTCGTGATATTTAATTGTTTCGCATATTCTTCAAGTGGCACACCTAATTTTTTAGCAATTGCTACCTGTGAAGGTGTGAGTCTTACAGTTCTGCGACTAGATTTTGTCGTACGCCTTGCCGAAGCAACTTGTTGGACAGGCTTAGTCGTTTCCGTAGATTCTATTGTACCAAATTTATGCGGAAATTCAAGTCTTATTCTCTTGTCAATTTCAACATAATATTCGTCACTTGATGGGTCAAAGCCCTCTTCTTCCGTTAACTTTTTATGTAGATCAAAAGCAGTATAAGTCATAGCTGTATCTTGACCAAACCATGAGTTACTTTGTGCCCATGATTCAGCTTTTGGATCAGGTGTTCCTTGTGCCGCTTGTTGTCTATTTAAGTTAATTTCAGGATTAGGTTTAGACTCCTGTTTCTTGTTATACTCTTCTTGAGCAGTTTTAGTTTCCTCAAGTTTAGCTTTTTTATAACCCAATTCAGAAATAGATGTTAAAGCTTCTGCTTCAGCTGCTAAATCATTTGCTTCTCTTGCTGCTGCAAGTTTAGCTTGGGCTGCTTGTACACCAGAAACAATACTATCTTCTGTAGATTTCAAGTATCCTGGTTCAAGCTTCGAGAGTTTGTCTTCAGCGCTTCTTTTAGCTAAAATCATTTTTTCAGCATAGCCTAAAGCTTCATCTTTTTGTCTCTCTGCTTCTCTCCATTTATGAGTAAGTTTAGATATTCTTTTTTTAACGTCTTTAGAATATTGTTCTAACTCATTATCATTTTCTTTTTTATCCTCTGTTGTAGCCTCGTCTAGTTTAGTCTCACGTTCGTTTTCAAACGTTTTATCCTCGGAAGGTTGTTCCGTTTTTTCTTCACTTGATGCTTCAGTATCAACTACTGATTCATCTTTTTCTTCTTGCAGTTCAATCTCAGCACCTGGACCAGATGTATCGATATCAACTGTTTTATTTTCTTCTACGTTTGGCATAGATTTCTCCTATGATTAATATTGATGAAGTATATCTTCAGGGTTTTCGATGGTTGCTAAAACTTCATCGTCGTTTAGCAATCTAACTTCCCCACCATCTATCTGGATTCTTGATCCAGCATATCTTGCGAAAATTATCCAATCACCTTTTTTACACCAAGGTCCTTCTGGAAATTTATCTTTATCATAACAGTGTGGTCCCATAGCTAATACGAGTCCACAAGTTGAACCAACTTGTTGTCTCTCCAATGTATCCTGCCCCAGGAATAATCCACCTTTAGTTTTTTCAGGCATCTTAAATGGTAGAACTAACATTCTCCATCCAGTTGGATTTGGTAATTTGTTTACTTCTTTTGTTTTTAAACGCTCGTAACCATCAACCTCTTTTTGATGATCATCTTTATACTTATCTAGTAGCGCTGATTTAGTCTTTGTCGAATTCGAAGTTGACGACGTTGTCTGGTCTTTTAGTATCATTTTTTTGCTCCTTTGGTTTTAGCAGGTTAGAGATTTCCTGTGATATTTTTAAATAGGCATGTGCCTGTCCCATCATATACTTGTATTTTTCCATATTGTCAATACCTCCAGCAATCATTGCATCGCCGATTTGTTGATACTCTTCTTTCAAATACTTTTGTATTTTACTTATGTATATTAGTTCGTCGTCCATCATTTTTCTTTCTCCTTTTCTTTAATAACTTAACTCTTGAATGCCAACACCATTCAGTGCATTTAATAGCATACGTCTCTATTTTAGCAATAGCATTATCTAATCCTCCAAAAAAATTATAAATAAATTTGTCTAGCACTTCCATCTTCTTCTAGCCTGACGTAGTCTAGAATTAGGATCTTTTGCAGCCTTAGGAAATTTCTTCATCTGTCCTGCACTTCTTGCACAGTATGACTTTCTACGGTTTGCAGCTTTTGATCCTGGCTTCACTTTTCCAGTCACGGCTGTTTTTAATTTAGAACCTGGGTTTTCTCTTCGGTATCTAGCAACACCTGCTTTAGTCATACCTGCACCAGATTCAGTTTTTCTAAAATATTTTTTGGTTTTAGGTGGTTGTTTATCGCTTCTTCGCATGTGGTTTCATTTTCTTAATATGTTTTTTAACTATCTTAGCTTGTTTAGCATGTGTCTTTGATGCTTTTTCTAAACCTTTAACTACTTTTTTTAATCCTTTTACCATTATATTTTTTGCATTTCTGGGTTAGTTGATAGAATATTTTTTTCTGCTCTTGGTCTTGCAACGGAGTCTTTACTTCTTTTTCTAAGTTGAGCAATAGCAGATTCTTTTAATGCTTTTTCTTTTTTTAATCTTTGTAAATCTTTTTCTAAATTCATTAAATCATACCTTTATAATATTTTGCATAAGATGGATTACTTAATCTTACTCCAGCGTAATCAGAATTGATTGCTGGTCCTGTATATCCACCCATAGATTTTTTAGTTCTTTTTGTAAATGTTGCAACGTTAGTTGGTTTACCGCCAGGATTACCTGCTGCTCGTTTTCGTTTGACAGCACTCGCCTTTTGCGACTTTGTCATTCGTGTGGCTTTTGCAAGTGGGACGCACTTCGGATACTTCCTTTTGCTCCCTTTGCTTCTTCCACAAGGCTGATATTTTCCATCTTTCTTTGGAGCTCCAATATCTACCCATTTATCTGAAACCCATTTTCTTAGACCCATTATGCACAGCCCATTCTTTTTCTTCTAGCTAGTCCACCACCATGATATCCATCACGCATCATTCCGCCGCCCATAGCTTTTTTACGATTTCCTTTTTTACCACCTGGTGTAATTTTACCAGAGCAAACTCCCGACGCATACATGTTTGCATAAGCTGAAGGATATACCTTGAACTTACGTTTCGCTGCTGCTTTTCCTTTTGGACAGAGTTTAGCCATTATGCCATTCCTATTGCTTTTTCTCTAGGTGTTTTTTTCTTCTTCTTCATTTTTGAAGCAATAATTTTTTTCTTTAATTCTGGTGGTAAAGTTTTTTGTGCTTTAGTTAAAATTGGTCCACCTTTATTGTAATAGTTTCTCATTATTTTTTTCCTCCGTGTTGTTTAAATATTTGTGTACCCTTTATACCATAGATGCTCGCCACGACAAGGATCCATAAATTTGTAAACCATTTTGGAAGCTCTGAGAACATATCAAAAAACAATTTTACCTTGTCCATCGCTGTCGGATCGTCCGATACGACTGCCCAGGCCAGAATTGCTATGGGCAAACTTAAAATTATTAAAACTGCCTCGTCCTTCCAGTCTGATTGTCTAGCCTCAAGGAGTTTTCCCTGATAAGCTTCCTTACCTTCGGCCATACGAGATGCGTGCATAAGCTGTGCATCTGACATAGCTATCTTCGTCTTCTGCTTGTTAGCATAAATTTTACTTCCAGCAGAAACGGCTAATTTTATTGCCGATAACCACATATTAGATCCATCTAGCTTTTTTAGATTTCTCTTTTAGCATTCTTTTAGTTCCTCTTACTTCAACTTCTTCGCCAACAGCGATGTAGTTGTTAGAACCATTAGAAGTTGTCTTTGATCTCGGGTCAATTTCAA